TAAAGTCATCACTATTGATACTTACCTACTACTTAATAGTTTCTTTAATACTTTGTCTAATCAAGAACAATATAAATTACAATATAAATATGCTCTATGTATATTAGTCAGACGCAGACGTATAAATAAATTAGGTAATTAAATGACCTCTTACTCAAACGTTATAGTTATAGGACCTTTCACAAATTTACAAAAATATCTATTCTTAATTTTACCATTATTTTTATCCTCTATCTCTTTTTTTACTTGCGGAGAAATTATAGGATCATACTTCTTTTTACTCATCACATTCTCATTCATTAATTTACAACATCTACGAACACTTGGTAAATCTCCATATTGTATGATAAATAACATATCATCTTCTAACTCTTTTTCTGTCTCATATTTTGTATAAGGTAACCAATAATTATGAGTACAATAATTTATTATCTCCTTACATATACTCATCACCACTTTTTTATCTTTTACATTTAATACCTTCTTCGGTGTCTTATTATTCAAATATACTTGTAATTGTCTCTTATCCGCTATATTATATACATTTTTATGATAACTTATATTTGTCTCATTCTTAAAGTAATCATAATATTTATCTTGTATATCCTTTTTATTATCTCCATGCGATATTGTTATCTTTAATTGTAATGTATTCACTATATCCAATAAATCTTGCTTTGAGTGAGACTTGTTGATTATCATTATATTCTTATACAATAAATATATTCTATATTTTAAACCAATTAAAAATGGTAATAAAAGTATGAATATACAACCCCTTTTCGCATATAAAAAAAGTGCGAGGGGGTGGATCAGATCTACATGGCTACCTTTACTTTTGAGATAAAGTTGGTTATATATACCTACCTTTTTTACCTTTTGTTTCTACTCACAATTGATTAACTTTTCTCTCAAATAACAAACATATGATATCCTAGCATAACGTTCATATGCTCCTATAGTTCCTACTTCTTTGTTTGCTTTAAAAATATCTTCTAATTGATTATTATATTCATCTTGCTCTGCTGTTGTATATATCTCTGTATTACTATGATAATTTCCTACGTTGGCTACTAACATATCTCCTTCACGTAAATTTATACCTATCGCATAACCAGGTATCGTAAATAATCCACCACTATATTTTCCATACTCATTTATTGTTAAACATGCTATATGATTATAATCTCCAGCATCTTGATGTAATGCTGTCCTAAAATTACGATTCATTGTTATTGTTGAAAATGATGTATTATCTATCTTATATTTCGGTTGTAAATTTGCTCTATCCATTTGAATTTTATATTCTATTGGTCTTATCTTCTTGAACCATCTATCTATTTCATATATAAATGGTTTACCTTCTTCATATTCTTTTAATGCTTGAGTTGTATGATATGTTAATCTACATGGTTTATCTATCCCTAATGCTTTTGTTTTCTCAAAAAATCCTATGGGTGTAGATAATACTTGATTATTTATTGTCATTTTACTTGGAGTTCCGTCCTTTTTAAGATAACTTGTCCTAAAACCTTTTGTATTATGAAGTGTTCTTTTTTTCCAATATTGTGATGTTGGATCTATAGGACCAGCAGATGCTCCACGCCCCCTCGCTGCTACTGATAAATGTTTAAAATTATCAAATCCTATTTTACTTGTTTTTAATCTTCTCTTTCTAAATGAACATATAAATTCTTTTGTTTCTTCATCATAAATATCTACATCACTATCTATTGTATGAAGTATATATCCATCATCTATAAATGTTCCTTTTAATGTTTCTAATTCTTCATCTGTTATTAATCTAGGCAAATATAATGTTTTAATCGTCATATTAATATATCAAGATAATTTTTCTAAAAGGTAAAAAAATGATATCTTTTTTTTACTGCTTGGTAAAATAATCCTTATTCCATTTTACTAATTGATAATGAATATTACTTTTACAAGATTTATTACGAAGTGTTGATGGAGTTTCTTCTTCAACATAAACAGCAGGATATACATATGCTTTTAATAATGGAGATTTCCATAGCATTATATCTATTGATCTCCATCTCTTTAATCCATCTAAATATTCTACTAATTGTCTAGCAATCTCATATGTTGGAATTATATATGATAAAGTCATCATAATACTATATGATCCGTCAGGAAAATTTATTCCATCTTTATGTTCTACATGTGTAACTGGAGTTCTGTCTATCATTTTATTTTGATGAAAAAAACCTCCTAAATATGTTATACAATCAGATGGATAATCTTTAGGATACTTACCCACTAATAAAGCATCGTCTTCTAATATTAACACATCATTTAATTTATTCTCAATTATATACTTATACAACTTATAATGACTTAATGTTATCCCACATTTTGCTAAATGTTTTTTCCTTGGTAAATTCCACATACTTATCATTCTTTTATCATCTTCTTCTTTTATGTCATTTATCATAGTCTTTTGTTCCCTAGCACTCCATTTAATAATTGAATCATTATTTTTAAATTTTTCCCATCTTTCAGGAGCAGTATCTAAATGTGTTACAAATATATATTTTATAGTCATTTATTTCATATCAAGAAATTAATTTTAAAAGGTAAAAAAATGATATCTTTTATGTATAGGTAAGTTGGTAGGGTTTCCTTAACTCATCAGTTAATTCTAATGTTATCTTTTTTTTAACCTTATGATTATATAATATAGCAGTTTTATTCCAATCCATATATACCCTTGATAAATATTCTTCTGCTTTATTAGGTATATTTACATCTATATCATAATATTTACACTTACGAAATGGTTTTACTTCATCTTCTTTAAAATTAAAATTATTAAAATGTTTTTGAGGAAAAGTCCAATCATCATCTAATAAAAATATATCTATCCATAAGTCATCATATTTTAACTTACAATACTTACCTACCCTGACTAATTTATATTTACTATTTGATGTTAATATATATACTAAATGTTTGAGTAAAGGAAATGATGTCTTTTTTATTGCTATATCTATTTCATCGTCCCAAGGGATTAAACCTCCGTGCCTTATTGCTCCTAATAGTCCTCCGCAAACCATAGTCCATTCTATACCATATTTATTGAGAAACCATACTAAATGTTTAAACATATCATATAAATTATTTACTTCTACTAAATCTAATACTTGATATTCTTCCATTTTATCTTATGAAATATTTAAATTTAATTTATAATAAAAAAATAAAATATAACTTATACTATAAATGGAAGGAACTTGGTTTGATAAATGGACTATTAGTGAAGACCTTGATAAAATCTTAACTGATAGAAAACTTAAAAAATATGGGAGAAAAAGTAAAAAGTGTTGTACTAAAGATTATGTTGAAGATGCTATGCTAGAAGCAAATATCTTTGAACCTGAACGATGGAACATTGATAGTCATAAATTTGTATTGAAAAATGAAAAGGTTGATACATGGGATAAAGTCATCAAAGCACTTGTTGATTTTAAAGAAACTGAACCTGTTCCTGAACCTGTTCCTGAACCTGAGGAACCTGCTTCTGAATAATTAATTTATAATCTTCTGGATACTTTTTAATATATATATCCATCTTATTATTCTTTTTATAATAACGATATCTATTCATCGCTAACATCATCTTTTTATTTGTTTGATAATATTCTTTTCTTTTTTCCTTATTATCATTATAATGTTTCTTTGCCCTCTCACGTGCTTTATCTACTTGTTGTGGATCGGTTTTAACATAATTATGATATCTTTGCTTATAATATTCTCTTCTGTGGATAAACTTATTGACTATATCTTTTATCTCATCATCGTCCATTTTATTTTCTATATTATGTATATACATTATTCTTAAATATGGATGATATACAAATAAATTGTATAGGATGCTTATTAATTATCATTTATATCTATGGGTGGTTGATATTATTTTTTAATCTATAATTAAAATATTTATCTTATATATATACAAATGGCGACACCTAAAGTATTAAAAGTAAAAGATCTTGAAGAAGATTCACGCTTCAAAGATATACATGAAAATCTACCTAAAATGCCGTGTCTTGGACTACTTATCGGTTCTGTAAGAACTGGTAAAAGTAATCTTTTAGTTAACTTATTTTGTAATGATGCGTTTTACAAAGGTATGTTTGATAGTGTTAAATTTATATCTACTACACTTCACACAGATAACAAAGGACAACTATTAAGTAAATTCTTTGATACTGACGATCATTACGAAGACTGGATGATTGAAGCAATCAAACAAGAACAATCCATGTATCCTAGAGATGAAAGACCTAGTTATGCTCTCGTATTAGATGATGTCTTAACACAAGACTTTAGTAAAAGTAATGCTGTTAGTTATTTTGCGACAAGGTTTAGACATTACATAGATTTTTATTTAATTAGCACACAGACATTCAGAGCAGTATCAGGTCTCATTAGAAATAATGCGAATAGTGTATTCATTTTAAGACAACAAAATAGTAAAGAACTAGAAAAAATAGCAGAAGAATATGCCCCTATGGTCGGCGGTAAAGATAACTTTATGAAACTATACAAAGAAATACATAAAGAACAATATCAGATTATGTATCTTGATCTCCAAAGCAACCCTGCTCGTGTCTTACGTAATTTTGAAGAAGTATTATATCAAGGAGATAATGAATTACATTTAGATGATTAATCTAACCATATAATATCTCTTGGTAAATTCATCTTATAACAATAATAGAAGCAATCAAAATTACATTTATTAATATGATTTTCAGGAACTTTACCATTCACTAACTTTATAAATTGTATTCTCCTACGTGGTATTATTATCTGTATAGGACTTGGAGAATCTTTAAAATTTTCACGCAAATAAGAAGTACATATCTTACTACTAGGCATTATTAATATAAATGGTTTATCTAACTCTCTTAACCTCGTCATTATTTGTTTTGTTTTACTGAATGGTGGATTACTCACAATTATCTCTCCGTGATTTGATGAAAAGAAATCGTGATTATTATGTATCACCTGACAACCTAATGAGATTAAATAATCTCCTGATTTACCATTACCCATAAATGCTTCCCAGATAACTTTATCTTTTGGAATATATTCATTAATATTCTCCCAAGCATATTTAGGCGTCATATAGTCATCGTGTTTTGATAGATTTTTATTATGAAAAGACGCCATTGTTATTAATTAAAACAATATAATTTAAAATCAAATTTTTATTTATTTTATTTATGAATATATAAAATGGATTTAACTAGTAGAGCAAGAGCAATGGTTGCTGCTGATAACCTTCGTAAAATTCTAGCAGGAGAACCAGGTATTAGTACTGGAACACTAGTAGGTAGCGGAGCAGTAACTACTCAAAGAGAAATTGATAAAATTATCCCACAAGGTTTTATAGCAATCGTTGATAATACAACAAGACAATATACTCGTATGCCTGATAGAGCATTCGTTCAAGCAGTAGATACTAGTGCTATGAGTGAAAAACAAAAAGTTAATATCTTAATGAAAGCAGGTAAAAAAGATAAAGAAGTCTTTACTAGTAATAAAAAGATGCTAAAATCAGTCAAACAAGATAAAGTAAAGAAGTCTAAACCTAGAAAAGTGGGTAAATTAAAAAAAGCAAATACATCATTTAAGTCTTTATATTAATTTTATAAATTAAATTTAAAATATATTATTCATATATAAATGGATTTGTTTACGCCAAATGTAAGAGGCAGAACTGCTCGTCATCAAAAACGTATGGAAATTGAAGAATATAATGAAAATGTTGAATTACTTAATAATCAAAGAGAACAAGAAGTAATAGCAATAGATGAAAAATTATCTAACACTCTTGCTAGATCAGCAGAAGAGAGAAAATTAACTGAAATTAAAGATACAGCAGTCGCTGGATTTGGAGCAAGAACAACAATAGCAAACATAGCGGAATCATTACAAAATGGTGAATCACTAGAAGGTGCTGCTACAAAGGAATTAAAAAGTGTTGCTGAAAAAAAACTTGGTGGTAAATTAGCAGAACATGTTAATAGTGTTTCTAAAATGACTACTGAAGTTGCTCCTATGGCGGAACATGGATTAGAAGCAGGTGGAGATTTAGCAAATGAAAGTAAATTAGCAGAAATCAGTTCTGTTGCTAATGAAGGTAAAGGTGTTAGTGAATTTTTAAAAGGTGGATCTACATCTCTACTTGGAAGAGCAGGGGGGTTTATGAATGTTGGTCTTGGTATGTATGATTTATCTGAAGATTTTAAAGGAGGTCATTTTGAATTAGAAGGACATAATAAAACCGAAAAACTTGCGAACGCTTTACAAATCGCTAGTGGTGGATTAGAATTAGTAGGACTTATGGGTGGTCCTGTTACTGCTCCACTTGCTGCTATCGGTGCTGGATTAGGAGTTGCTAGTGCTGTCGCACAATCCGTAGGTGAAGAAATGGAAGTAGAACCTGAAAAAACTGCTGAAACAGGAAAAGCAGAAGCAGAAAAACAAAAACTAGCACTTCCTCCTCCTAAAATTCAAAGAAGTGTAGCAGAAAGAATTGTTGGAGGAGTTGCTCCTAAAGTTAGTGGATAAATTTTAAAGTTATCATTTTTTTGTTTGTTAGAATATATATTATGCCTACTCAACAAAATTCAAATCACAAATTACTTTTGGATCTACTAAAAGAAATTAAAAAAATTCAGTTAGAGATATCTTGTTTAAGACGTGAGGTTGATTATATATCACAAAAAATAAAAGAAGATAATATTAGTATAGTTGAAGATGAAACTTCATCAAGTTGGTTTTGGGGTTCTTGATAAATATATATCTATTGTTGTATACACATCACGAATATTACATGTATGACAGAGTATCCCACGAACATTATCATTATCATTAATATTATGGTCGTGATCACAACACTTACGAGTTTTATATTCAGTATCTAATCTACACCCACAAAAATCACATTCAGTTGTATTCATAAAGATATCATATAATGTATCATAATTGTGAAATAATATTCCAGCACGTTTCCAATCACTTACCCTTTTACTTTTACGACCTTTGTATGTTTGTCTATACATTTTCATATAATCACTTTTATTCATTTTATCTTATAAAAGATAAAAAAATTAAAAATTAAACGCTAAAAAAAAGATAAGTTAAAAACAATTATTATAAGGAGAACCTTGAATGTACCAACTTGGTTGTTTCTGTTCCATTTTATTTAATGTATGTAATGTTTCTTTATTATATTGATCTATCTGTGCTTTCTTCTTCTTTTCTGCTTTACGCTCTTTACGTAATGCTTCTACTTTGAGAACAGCATTTAATGATGCTTGTTGTATATCATCAATTGTGATTGGTGGATATTCTACTTTAGGAACTTGAACTGGTAAAGGACTTGGTGGTGTTTCTTTTAATTTCTTTTTTTGTTGGACTTGTTCTTCTAACTCACTCACATCAAGTTGTTCTTTTTCTTTTAATAATGATTCTTTTTTTTGTTTGATATCATCTTTTTCTTTTTTTACTTTTAACCTTTCTTCTTTGAGAAAACGTTTCTTTGCTGCTGCTTTCTCCCTTGCTACTTTTAATTTTTCTAAATGTTCTGGAGACATCTTTTTTCTAGGTTTTCCATTTTTATTTAATTTAACTGGTTTGCCTTCAGGAACTACTTTGACTTGTGGGGTTTCACGTGGTTTAGGAGCAGGTGGTTCTTCTTCCATAAATATATCTTTATCAGGTGATGGTTTGGGTTTAAATTCAGGTAATTCTATTTCTTCTTCTTCTTGTTCTCCTTCATAAACAAAATTAGGATTAACTTCTCCTGTCTCAGTATTAATCTCTTGTATGACTTCTTTTACAGGTGGTTCTGCTTCAGGTGGGTCTGTGATTTTTAAATCAAGATTAATGATATCTTTTAATTGATCCATTTATAATCTTATAAATATATTAATTTTAAATCTAAAAATTATCTAAAAAATCTAAAAAAGGATTACTTACTTCCTTTTTGTCTAATGTGTAAGCATATAATACTAGTTCCCACAAGAGTAGTTGCTAGTGTTTCATCAACATAACACAAGGATATATCAAATGAATTTATTTTCATAGGTTCAGGGTTATTAAGGTCAAGATAAATGAGATTATTTGCTTCTAAATATAAAGGACCATAATTAGCATTTGCGGTTTGGACGTATCTCGGTAGATGTCCTATGATTTGAGATCTACTTCCTTTTTTACCATTTACAGATTGTTGTGTGAAATTATCTAGTCGGCAGAATATACTTTTAACAGAGATAATATTTGGAGCATTAGCAGAGACAATAGTATAATCACCTGTTCCAGCATCAATAGATGATATCGCCCAAGGAGTATCTGGAAATCCTAAAAGGTTCGCCATAGATGCTTGATTACTAGGAACATATAAACTATTAGGAGATACAATTAATCTCGGTTGATATAATTTATATTCATAAGGACCAGCATTACCAGGTGCTTCATAATCTCCATAGGTAGAATTTTGACCTGCTCCTACTCCATAATCAAGAGGAGTTCTTAATGCTAATTCATTTGATGCGGAGTATCCGTCCTCACCTGCTTCATCTATTGCTCTGTTCCATGTAGCATTTGGATTATTTAACCACCCACCATCAGTAGTCCAATTAGGTCTCCAAGCATTTGTTCCATTCCACTGATCTATTGTTAAAGTCTTCACATAGTTTCCTACTCCATTATCGTGATTATATATCCCAAGAACAGGGAATAGAGACCATCGCCCTTGTTCTCCAGCAGGACATAAATTCTTTTCTTTTGTTCTAGTAGGATCATAAACATAAACTACCTCAGTCCGCCGAGCAGCATCTATTAATTTTATAGTCATTGTATCACCATTTAAAGTGAATTGTATTTTTTCATAACTATCAGGATTAGCAACAAAGTCATAACCACTAATTGCTCCACCCTGATTACCAGCAGCATTATAATCAAACTCTACGATTTTCCAACTTGCGACACCATTATTTACTAATACGTCTTCTGTGCTATCAGCAACGCAGTGATACACTTTTAATCTTAATTCTGCCCCAGCATTAAATCTTTCAAAGGTTACAGCATAATCGGTGTATGCTTTACACCAAAAGGGAGTTTGATCTATTCCAGCAGCATTAATATCAAGTCGTGGAAGTCTTGTAGGTCGCCCCCACATAGCAGGAGCATTAGCATTAATATTACCAGGATAAGCAAATTGTCCGTTATCAGTTACAATTGTAGAATCTCTTGATAAACCAATAACACAAGGAGTATTGTTTGCTCCTATACAACCTGAAATATCAACTTGCCAGATACCAAATTTATTATCTAAAGGTGGGACATCAAAAGTAGCAATAGCACCAAAACGATTCCTTGATTGTATTGTGCTATTAAAATCTCCTCCAGCATACCCCCATCTCTGAACCCTTCCTCCTTCCCGAACTCTTTGATCGTAAGCGTCTATTGGCGAATCATCAGGTGGAAGGACGCCATTTCCACTACCCCTACCTGCTACAATAGTGAATGTATATCCAACAAAAACTCCTTGATCGTATTTAGGAACAACGATTGCTCTTTCAGCAAGATTAGGGTGATAACTATATTTGCGTAATGCTTTTTGAAGGAAAGGTGCTAAATCTGGTGGTGATATTTTAAGTAATGAATCAGTATCAATAATATCGGGACCGAGAACAATTTTAATAGTATAATTAATACTATCAGACATTTGAGTAAGATAGGATTGTTCTCCAGTATGTGATAATGCTTTACCAAAAAAGAAATAAAAAGTTCTATTATCTTGTCCTACTACAATAGAACCATCAAGAGTAACTTTAGCAGATTGTAAAGCAACTTGAGCGTTAGCAGGAAGTTCAAAAGTTGATGATAAATTATTTCTAAATTGATATGGTTTATCAATTGACCCAGTACTTGCGACAATTTCATCTTCATTCTTGTTATTAGATAATACAACAAATGACATTTTATATATATAAATTATATATTAAATTATTATATTAAATAAAATATAAAAAATGATAAAAAGTCAAAACTATAAACCTGTGAGTAAAAGGCATGCGAGGCAGAGGGTGAAGAAAACAACAGCAAAACCGATGGATAGTAGTAAATCATCAATAGATAGATATAGAGAACCAATATTACCTGAAAAGACATCATATAAATTTAAGCAAAGTGATGTATTTGATGTTAGAGAACCAAGAAAAGCAAAAGTAAAAATACGATAATTGTAATGTTTATTATTTATAGTAGAAAAAAAGATATCTTCAAAAGGGTTGTAAAGGTATGTATATATATCCAACTCTCTCAAAAATTTATAGTTATCCATGTAGATCTGATCCACCCACTCGGACTTTTTGTAAATGCGAAAAGGGGTTGTATATACATACTTTTACAACCATTTATTTAATATGTATATATAACCTTTGATATGTATATTTATACCTATTTAAAGTTATTTTATTATTGTATATTATGGAGAAGTCCGACAATAAACTTACAACTGAGGAAAAAGGTGAAATATTTGAGTATGTGAATAATCTATATCTTAAACTGAAAGGGCAGAAAAAGAAGCAAACTAAAGCATCTTTTAAAAACTCATGGAAAGAAGATAATTTACTTTATATTATGATGATGAAATTAAATGATGTATATGATATATGGTTAAAAAACGAAGAAAGTGAAGAATGGTTAGATAAAAAAAATACAACGGAGTCAAAAGGAACAATCGCTATGAAGAAACATATGCGAATTATGAATATGATGAGTGAGGAGGAGCGTGAATTAGAATTAGAATTAGAAAAGATTAAAGAAGGTAAAGGTTATATTAGTGAAGAACAACATAAAGAAGAAATGGAAAAACAACTTCAAGAACAACAAGAAATAATTAGAGAACAAGGTGATACTATTGCTAAATATCGTAATGAAGCAAGTATGCTACGTGAGAAACTAGATGCTGCTAATAAAAGAACACGAGACACAAGAACACATTATGAAAAACTAATGAAATCATTATCTACGGATTAATTGGTTCTCTTACATATTCTAATTCTCCTTCTTCTTTTTTTTCTTCTTTTTCTTTATTCTTATCCTTTAAGTCATTTGGAGGCACAATTTCTTCATCACTATCAAGACCTTCATCAGGTGGTGGTTTTCTTTCACATTGACATAAATAACACAAGTTCATCTTACAATGACATCTTGATTTCCATATAACTGCTAAGAGTCCTCCTAATGCTCCAAGCATCAGACCTGTTGCTCCTGCTAATTCATTAATATTAAATTCTTGTAATAAAGTCATATATCAATATATAATATTTTTTTTTATTTTAATATTTTAATTTATATATCTAGTAATGTATAAAATGAGTTATTGGACGCCAGAAGATGTAGTTCAAATTGAAGAAAAACAGATCAGCATTCCTGCTGAACTTGGATTAACTTACGTTGTAGGACAAACAGAGCGTAAAGTTCAGTTTGATGTTCCTCCATCTGTTAAATTTATTGATGGTAAAAATTCTTATCTTGAATTTGATATGAAAATTAATTACCCGAATCTCGGTGCTGATTTTGATAGTCGCCCTACACGCCTTCAGTGTGATCCAGCAGGAGCAGGTATGATTTGTCGTAATATTAGGATCTATGATGGTGGTCGTGGTAATTTAATTGAGGAGATAAATGAATACAATCAACTTGTAGCACTTCGTAGTGATTATGATACAGATCATTCTAAACAAGCAACTAAAACTCTTATGGAAGGGGGTACTAATTATAATTCTAGAACTCAAGGAACAGATGGTAATACTAAAACAAACATGGCGGATCTACAAACTAATCCTTGGTTTAAAGCAGTAAATGATGGTGCGAAAGATGCTACTAATTTATATGTTTGTAATGATCAGTTTAATGTAGTTCATTGCTGTGTTCCACTTCATACTGGAGTATTTACTGGAAGTCTATATCCTAATCTCTTAACTGGTCTGTATATTGAGATTGATCTCGCCCCTGCTCCTCGTATTATTCGTCAATTAGATAGTGTTGTAGAAGGTCGCCGTAGAACTCTTAATCCAAAAATTGAACGACTACTACAAACAGACGGCACGAATATTGCTCTACCTCTTGCTGCTGCTGACCCTGCCCAAATAGGTATTATAGAATTAGATACAGCGAATAGTCAAACTACTATTAATAATCTACCTTTTGTAGTTGGAGAAGTTATTAATATCAATAGTGCTACGGCAACTGATGCTGGTCGTGCTACAGATGCTGCTAATCTACAAGCAGTAGGAGGTGCTGTTTATACTGGTGCTATCATTAAAGAAATAGCGGTGGTAGCAGGAAAAATTCAACTCAAACTAGATACTGAAGTCGTGAATGCTGCTGCTGGTGGAGGTCGTGGTCGTGATATTGCTGCTGGTGATTGTTTATTCTCTGTTTCGGTTCAAGAAGCAACAAGTATGGATATCACTTATACTATTAGTGATCTCAACCTTGTTATTAATGAAGTTGGACTTGATAGTCGTTATGAATCATCTATGCTACAAAAAGCACGTGATGGATCTGCGATTGAATTTGACGTTCATAGTGTAACTAATTATAAAAACTCTATGTTATTATCAGAACGCCAAGCATCGTTTTTAATCCATGCTAATAATCATAAAGCAAAATCCATTATTGTTCTTCCTACTGATAGCAGTGTATATACTAATCAAGCATTATTATCTTCACAGGGAACTTATGAAGTAACAGCAGATGAAATGGATATGGTATTGAATTCTGCTCGTCCAGGTCTCACAGGATGTTGTGATTTCTTATCATCAGTTCAGTACCAGTTAAATGGGAAACTCGTGCCCTCACGTCCAGTTTCTACTCGTAAGATTGCTACACGTAAATCTATTGATGCTTTCCATATCTTTGAACTTGAAAAATCATTAGCGAATGCTGGTATTACTCCCCATAGTTTTAAAGAATTTATGGGTAATTTTGTATTAGGTCGTGGATTTGCTGTTAACAGCGGTGTTCTTGATCTACGTGATAAAGACTTATCCGTCCAACTCAATTACAGCGAATCAACTGCTCCTACCAAAAATAAAATGATGTCTTCATTTGTATTCCATGTTCGTAGATTAATGATTAAGAATGGAGGTGTATCTGTTCAGATGTAAAGCAAAGCATATTTGTAAAGAAACTATTTTTATTTTTTAAATTATAATTTTTTATTTGTCATATTATAAAAATATGTCATCATCTACTTCTCGTTACCTTCAACTTCGTCCCGATAACGTTGATCCCGACCAAACTATTTCCCATAAAGCAGGACATCCTGTATTAAGTTTTACGATACAAGCACAGAATGCGGTTCTTGATCCTCGTTCCATTAGAATTAATGGTGATTTATCTGTTTTCAGGGATAACGCCTCTCCACCCACCCCAGTTGCTGCTGGCGATAATCCTTCTATTAATATGGATAACCGACTTGGTATTTTTGGTATGTGGGATCAGTTAGTTATTCGCCATAATAAGAGTAAGCAGATTTGTGAAAACATTCTTCACTACAATAAATATATGTCTACCTATCTAGGAATGACTAGTTCTCTATCTGATTTAGCAGGTCATTTAAATGAGACTTGTCTTATTCAACCTAACGCTGAAAGTATGTTCCAGAATGTTGTAGTAGGAGGATTAAAAAAATCATTCTCTTGTCATCTCCCTTGTGGATTTTTACAGAGTGGAAATGCTATTAATCTTATGCCGAACTCTTTTGGTGGGTTTCAGATTGAAATTCATTTAAGTCCTGATAGTAATTGTTTATTTAGTCGTTCAAGTGTAGTTGATGGAACTATTGCTGACGCCCATTATCAATTATCTAATCTCAATCTATCTTGTGAAGTCCATGATATTCCAGCAGATCAAATGTCTCAAATGAACTCTCAAACTTCTGGAGCATTAGAATTTAATTCTATTAGTTCTCTCTATACATCTATTAATACATCTAACGCTCAAATTCAGTTTAATATTGGTCTCAAAAAACTACAATCTGCTTTTATGACTTTTGTACCAAGTAAAAATATTAATACTCTTCTAGAAAATGGACTAGCGACTACTTATCCATCAAATCTTGATAATTCATTAGTTAAATTTTCAAGAGTTCAGTGGTTACGTGGAGGTAAAAAATATCCTGTAGAATTTGACATGGAAGGAAATACAACTTTACCAGGTAATAGTGATCTTGTTGCTGGTGCGTCTAAATTTGTAACGGCGGATAGTCAATTAGCAAAACAATTCGCACAATCAGTTATCCCTGAATTTATGCTTGATAGGACATCATTTTCTAATCGTAATTTAAATCGCACTTATGATCTAGATAACGTTCAGTCAATAAGTTCATACAAAACTCAACCTGATGGCGGTGCTTTGTTCGGTCTAGGAATGCGATACTCTCAATATCAATCAGGTCAAGATTTCAGCAACGAGCAGTGGGGTTGTTCGTTAGATAGTAATTTAACTACTGATAATCCACAATCGGTATATCTATTCTTCAAAGCGAAATATGTTCTCGCTTGGAATGAAAATGGTGTTCAGATGATGAGGTAGCAATTTCTACTACACAAAATAAAATTAATTATTTTAAAGTTATCTTTTTTTATGTTGCTTATAGTATAAAATGAGTGAAGTGCCTGACCTACTACGCCTAGATAAAGTCCCTGTTAATTACGAACAGAATATTGAAACTGATCTTCTAGAAACTTCTACCTTTCAGGAAGCGACTACAACACAATCAGGTGTCGCAACATTTAACCTAGCAAAGAAAGGTTTTTTACATAGTCATTCAAAGTTGTTTTTAGGAATTAAACCTGAAGCAACTAATACTCGTGCTTATTTACCTCTCCATGTAGGGATAGGTTCTGTAATCCAACGTGCTTGTCTGCGAGTTGGTAATCAGGTTATTAATGAGATTGATGATTGGACTAACTTACATATGATTAAATCACTAGAAATTGATAATGAAAATACGATTGAACGAGAACAATATACTACTGGAAGATTAAATAATCTTCGTTATTTACATAGGACAATCGCAGCAGGTGTTGCTACTTTTACTCCTAATGCTTCTCGGTTTGTTGGTATTGATAATGGTCGTGAATACCAAGATAAAGGTTTAGATTTAAGAACACAAGCATATGCTAATATGAGCATAAACGCTTTAGACGAATGTCCTGTATATTCTGTTGATTTAAGTGATCTATTCCCTTTCCTCAAAACACATTCTCTCCCACTTTATATGATAGATCAAGAACTCACTATTGAATTGACTTTCACTAATACAAAATCTCGTGCTTCTCTTTTTGCTGGTGATGATGATCGGGTAGGTTATGTTATTGATAAAAATGAATTAAAATTCTGTGCTGATTATATTTTCTATACTGAAAATGATGTAATGAATCGTTATCGTGATGCTAATCCTTCTATTGAATTTGCTTTCCCTGATTACAGATTAAGTAAAACAAGTGTCACCGCAGCAGCACTAGGAACAGGTGTAGTTCGTAATATAGGTATGGCGAACCGATTAGTAAGTAGGGTATTAACTACAATTACTCCTGATAATAGACCTAATCCCCAAGAATTCCCTATGAATAGATATTTAAGTCTTTGTCCCCCGAAACAAGTTGATGGAAATCCAGGTGCGATAAGTTATAATATGCGTTATAATGATAGATTTGAATATCCAATTGATATCAGTAATCCAGCACAATTATTTTCTAACTTCACTTCTGCTGAATCACTTCTATTCCTTAATCGCGAACAATACTCGGCACAGCAAGGTGGTATTGGAGGAGCAGCAGCAGGAACATCAGTAACATTTAACGGAGTCCCCCAAACTGCTCTCTCTGGTGAATCATTTGTTCTAGCAACTCGTCTCACAAATGGGAGAGTGGGGCAAAGAGGCATAGAACTTCATTACAGCGGTCAGGGTTATGATGCTGGTATCGGTGCTTATGTTGTAAGATGTTATTGTGAATACATGCGTCTCGCTAGACTATCTAATGGTGGATTTACTATTATGAATGTTTAATAAATTATTTTTATAAGTTATCATTTTTTATGCTTCTATAATATAAAATGGCGTATGGAAGTTCTCCCCCCTCAAAAAAACCCAAAGGTAAAGCAAAACCAGTCAAAAAAAAGACCACTTCACTAGAAGAAAAATTAAAAGAACATTCTAAACATCATAGTAAAAAACATATGGCGATGATGAGAAAAGATATAAAAGCAGGTATGTCATTTACAAAGGCACATAACAAGGCGAAGAAATTAGTAGGTAAATAATTACCAAGCAGTCCAGTCGTTCCAAGGACCTTTAAGAATATATATAAGTTTAGGTCTCTCATCTTCCCAAGTCCAATCAACTTCATTATCAGTTTCTATTAATTTTTTAAACTCTT